GGATGAGCTTGAGGTAATACAAAATGACCATTAATGAACTCACAGAAGGTTGGAAACCCAAAAACAAAGCCAAGCACAAAGCCTGTCAGCAACGGGTTAAAAACCGTGTGAGCGTGTGGCCATCAGCTTATGCCAGTGCGCAAGTAGTGCAATGCTACTATGGGCGCAAGGGTAAGAAGAAAAAGAAATGACCATTAAAGAACTAGTCAATGAAAGCATCTGTGCAAAACAACCGCACATGTTCCCTCAGTATTTTAGCTGGGGGTGGATCGATCCTGCAGGTGAAATAATTTGTCCAACGGAGTCGGATAAAACACATACCAGTATTTTGCGAAGACTAGCAGATCAATATAATCTACCAGAGGATGCGAGTGAGTATCATGCAACAAAACATGGATGGATTCGTTGGTTAGTGGAGTATGATAGCAAAACAAAGAACTTTGTATTGTTCTTTAACACAGTCAAATTCAAAAAAACTCCCAAAATATACAACAGCATCCTAAGAATTATCAATGATAACGCTGATGCTAAATTTTATAATTTTCTTTATGAAGGTGGATCCAATTGGATCCAGGCATTAACAAAGCAGAAATTTATTGATGAACTAAGTAATTTCTTTGGAATAAATCACAATCAGGAAATTACCGAAGACAAACCCACTGGAGGATTGACCAAATGGTTTAAGGAAAAGTGGGTCAATATTGCTAAGAAAAAAGGTGGCAAACATCCGCCTTGTGGCACCAGCGGAGAAACACGCGGCTATGCCAAATGTGTACCAGCTAAAAAAGCAGCCAGCATGAGCAAAAAAGAAAAGCAGAGTGCAGTAAATCGCAAGAGATCAGCACAGCGAGCAGCAGACAGACCTGGACGTGCAAGTGGTGGAACTGGTAAGAAACCTATTAGGGTAAAGACAGACAAGGAGTAAGTTATGGACCCCAGATTTTTCCGTCGTTATATCGACATATTGGAAGCAAAAAACAAAAAGCCCGAAGCAGACACCCCTGAACTCAGAAAGAAACAGGGCAGATGTGTAGACTGTGGACAGCCCCTAAGTACCGCAGGGCGTGGCACCGAAGGCCGTTGTCGTGAATGTGAAGCAGACGCTGACTAAAAGGACAAACACATGCGTTTTGAAGAAGTTAGTGACCCGCAGTATCTGGACGAAGGTGTACTCAGCTGGCTTAGAAATGCCGCTCTGGCTGGTGTATTAGCTGCTGGCGGCAGTCACTTACTAGATCGTGATTCCAAAGTTACTGATACCAGTCAATCTACGGAACTATCTACCAATAAGCCCAGTGCTATGAGTCAACAGTCAACAGTTACGACCAAGCCCACTGCCAAACCCACACCAGATACAGTGACTGATCCAGTTCAGACACTCAAGAAGATACAAGCTGAAACTCCAGAAGAGCGTAAATCACTGTTGAAGAAGATGGCTCAGGCTGCTGGAATCAAAGGCGAGGAACTACAGCACTTTTTAAGCCAGTCTGCACACGAAACCATGGACTTTCGTGCGCTGGAAGAAATAGGCGACGCTGATCGCATGGAGAGGAAATACGGAGTTCGTTCACGCAAAGGTTCAATTTTGGGTAACACCAGGCCCGGTGACGGCATGAGATTTCGTGGTCGTGGATTTATGCATCTAACTGGCAAATACAACTACCATCGTATTGGTCAGATGTTGGGTCTGGATCTGGTAAACAACCCTGATCTGGTTTCTCGTAATCCCGGAGTAGCTGCCGCCACCGCCATAGCTTATTGGAAATGGAGAGTGGCTCCCAAGGTAAATTTTAAATCACCACAAGCTGTTACCAAAGTTACTCGTCAGGTCAGTGGATCAGCAGCAGAAAAACATCTTAAACGTCGTATAGAAAAATTTCGTGGAGAGAAACCAAAAACGGGTCAAAAACACAAATGAGAATACTGGATTTTATTGATCACAAAGCAGTCAAAGAGTGGGCAGCAAAACAAGCTCAGGAATTGGGACTGATTCGTTTTGAATTGGCGATGACTTTTGATGGCGATATTGAACTGGAATATCTACAGGTTGCTAAACAATTCCAAGGACAGGGGCGTGGTGCAGAGGCCATGCGCCGGTTGACTGCTTACGCTGATCACTGGCACAAAAGGATATTACTCACTCCCAGCGAGCGCAACACTAGCACTGGTACAACTAGTAGAGATAGATTGATTAAGTTTTACAAGCAGTTTGGATTTAAACTGAATCAGGGTAGACACAAAGATTTTACAACTCGGCAGCTTATGATTCGCGATCCTAAATAATTTGCATAAATAAAAACATGCGAGCATATGAGATCTTACTGGAATACGACAGAAAAAGAGAGAAACAACGAATTGAATCACTGCCCACTTATCAGCAGAGAATCAAACAAGATCCTGACTTCAGCCTTGAACAGCTAGAATCTGCAGATCCTACTCCGCAAAAGAGCTATGTACCTCGTCTGGCGCAATGGTGGCTGGCTGGCAAGCCTGTTGAAGATCTGATCAGCACCACTGCTGATGCATTGGCCAAGTATCATCAGTTGAAAATCAAGAAGCAGATCAAGTCCCAACACGCAGATATCAATAAGTTCAAAACAGCTGATGACTTCTTGTCAGCAGTAGACCAGTATCAATTGACGGATGACGAATCAGAAGACAGAGGCAAGTACCGAGAGATATACCGTGATGCTGAGTTGAGAGTAATTGAATTACTAGATGAGACCGCAGCAAAATTCTGGGGTCAGGGCACTCGGTGGTGCACGATATCTGAAAGAAACAATCAGTTCATGCATTACTTTAGCAGTGGGCCCTTGTATGTGATTATTCCTTTGCCTCCACAGTTTGTTACTTATCGTAATGATGATGGTGAGTCAGTCAAATCTCAAGTTAAATATCAGTATTGGTTTAGACGATCTGATCCATATTTGTTTCAGTTTATGGATGTGAAAGATGGCACTGTGGATCCATTAACATTGCCTTTTTATGACAAACTGCAACCAATCATGCATAAAATAAGTCCACATATTATGTGGAACACTGATCCATCGGATCAACTGGCCGCAGTGAAACAAAATGGGGACTTACTTGAATTTATCAAAAATCCCAGCGAAGAGATTCAGATAGCTGCATTAAAAAACGCCCCCCATGCATTCAAGTATATCAAAAATCCCAGTGAAGAAGTTCAGCTGATCGCAGTGAAACACACTGGGTATGCGATTCAATCGATCGAAAATCCCAGCGAGGCAGTAAAACTGGCTGCGGTTCAAGAAACTGGGCATGCAATCCAGTACATCGAAAATCCCAGCGAGGCAGTAAAACTGGCTGCGGTACAAAGAGATGGGCTATCAATTGCACACATAAACAATCCAAGCGAAAAGATGCAACTGTTTGCTGTAAAGAAGTATGGGCTCGCGATTCGTTATATCAAAAATCCCAGCGAAGCTGTGCAAGTGGCTGCTGTGCGACAAGACATTTACGCATTTCAAGAAATTAGAAATCCCAGCGAGGCAGTAAAACTGGCTGCGGTACAAAGAGATGGGCTATCAATTGCACACATAAACAATCCAAGCGAAAAGATGCAACTGATTGCAGTACAAAACCAACCGCGTGCAATACAATGGATCAAAAAACCCAGCGAACAAGCGCAGCTGATTGCGGTTCAAGAAAATGGGGATATGATTCGGTACATTGAAAACCCCAGCGAACAAATACAACTGATTGCAGTACAAAACCAACCGCGTGCAATACAATGGTTCAAAAATCCCAGCGAACAATTACAACTGATCGCAGTTCAGAAAAGTCCAAGAGCAATCCAATACATCAAAAAACCCAGCGAACAAGCGCAGCTGGTTGCGGTTCAAAAAAATGGGTACGCAATTGAAATGATTGAAGATCCCAGCGAGCCGGTTCAGATGTATGCAGTGCAAGAGAATGGATACGCAATCCAATACATTGACAAGCCAAGCGAAGCAGTACAGTTAGCTGCGGTGAAACAAGATAGGAATTTAATTAACTACATCGCAAATCCAACACCACGAGTCAGACAAATAGCACAGCGGAACTAAATACTTGTATGTTAATTACAGAACTTTTTGAACCAAAATCTCTAAGCGACTTGGATCCTAATCTAAATGTTGAAGTAATAAGCAAAGGAAGCTCATGGGCTTGGCAATTTGAAGTTCCCCAATGCCCAGGGAGAACCTACGCCATTTTGCTTGAGAGCTGGTGATCTGAGACAGGCTTATTACATGTCGGATGAATTCAAAAATTTCTGGTTCATAAACATGATCCAGGCTAAATGCAGTACACCACTGAAAATAGACAACGAAACTTTGAGTAAAATGAGTGATGTAGGTAACATGGGCAGAGAAAGCGTCACTGTGTTTAGCACTGTGGGTAGTCTGCTTAATGATTTTATCAAGCAAACACAAGCAAAGGGTGTGGTATTCAATTCAGTGCCAGGTAGAGAAAAACTTTACTCAACCTTTGCTGCGGTAATCAAAAGACAAACTGGCTGGGAGTATGCATCAGCATCAGGGTCGTTCGTGATGCCACAGATATTTTATTTTTTTGCCAAAGACAAAGAAATGTTATCCATGTTAATGAATAACTTTAGAGATTTAGGACAAATTGACTAAGGAGATCAACTATGGCCAAAGCTAAAGCAGGTGAAAAACCATTAAAGACAATCTTTAAGAGATTGGGTAAAAAGAGAACAACAATCGGTGGCGGTAAGATGGCTACTGCTAAAATGAACAAGCACAAGCGACGCTGTTACAAAAAGTATCGCGGTCAAGGCAAGATATAAAATTTGGCCCAGCAATTGCTGGGCCAAATTTGTTTATAGTGTAAACTTTTTTCTCTTGTTGAATTCTGTATTGTTGTGAACAATAGCTTTCCAAAAGCCAATGGTTCGGTCCAGTCCTTCATTCAAATCCACTTTGGGATACCAACCCAATTTGGCGGTGATTTTGTCATTGACGCTGTTGAGTAGATAAATTTCACCAGCACGCTTGGGCTTGGTGTTCCAGTTTACTGCGCCATTCCAGCCAAGTTTGTCAGCGATCATCTGCACATAGTCTTTAATTTTGATAGCATTATTTGGGCCAATACAAAAAATCTCACCAGCACATTTTTCTGGATTTTCAATCACTGATTCCCAAGCATCCAACAAATCATCAATATAGATAAAGTTACGATAGGGTTCACCATAACCCAAATTGATTTCTTTATCATTGGTTAGCATTTGGTAAATGATTTGTTCGGTAACAAAGAAATTGTTGTCTTTTCTGCCATATGCATTGGTCTGACGAATAGCAGTAAATGGTAACTGATAACTGCGATGAGCATATTCCAGATATTTTTCACAAGCATACTTGGCCACAGCATATGGTGCATTGGGATTGGGCGGAGTGGTTTCATCAAAAGCAATGATGCCTTCTTCCTGGCCATGCTCAATCAAATCACTAATGGGTTGCCACCCATATACTTCCATGGTGCTGGCAAAAACAAAGTTCTTGAAATTGGGCAGGTCTCTGGCTGTTTCAATCAGGTTTACTGTGCCTACATAATTGATCTCACTGAATGCAATTTGTTCATAGAAGCTTTTTTCAACTTCAGTTCGAGCAGCCAGGTGAACAATAACTTCTGGATTAAACTGACGAATCTGCGCACTGGTGCTTGCGTGATCTCTGAGATCATGTTCTAAAAAACACAATTCATGTTTGTCTTGCAGCCTCGCCACCAGATGTTGCCCAATAAAACCGTCGTGTCCTGTGATAAAAATTTTCATAATATATCCTTTGAGTAAAAATTGAAACTAGATGTTTTTGTGGTTGTGACTGTTTGCCATGGTTTTGCGAATCTCCATGGGCTTGGTCTGATCAATCAAGGGGATCTGATAACCATATTTTGTATTAATATGCACGCTTAACCGATTTACCATATGCATTACCACCTGCAATGCAACTACATATTCGTCACTGTTGGGATCTTGCGGATTTCCATGATCGTGACTTTTATAACTGTTTTCAAAAGTCTGATCTCGGTTATTGCCAGTTAGATCTGCACGATCATGAGTAACTGTGACTGGAATATCCACTATGATGTTTCCTGCAATATTTTGAGCAACATTGTATAGAAAACGATCTATGTGAGTGTAATAGCTGAAAAATCCGCAAACATTGAACCACTCTTTGCGTATGATGGGAAACAGAGCAAAAGGGTGTTCAAAGTTACTACAGGGCATTCTGAGCAAGGGCATGGGATGATCCAGATAGCGGTCCAAGACCAAATCCCAACCCGCTGTGTCTATCAAAGCATCATCGTTCCACACCATGAGCCACTGACCCCAGGCCAAACCAGCCAATGTGTTGTAATAGACATTGAGTTTTTGATAACCCAGAGGTTGCATCTGATAGATGTGAATGTTATCTGGATAAAGAGCTTGGATTTCGTCGCGAGCAAAGGCTACACTTTGGATGTCGTCGTTATCCATGGCCAGCAAAATTTCTACTGATTCTGGTTCACTGGCCTTGCTTAAAAGATTCTGAACACTGCTCAATAGAGTATGTGTTCTGCCACGTGTGGGTAAAAGTACGCTAACTCTCATAATTAACTACGCATATTTAGTTAGTGCAGCAGATACTGAAAAATTTACTAAATAATCATATGCTGATAAAAGAATTACTTTCCGAAGGTGTTGGTGAAGGCAGTTTACAGATTGGTGTATCACATGCACTGCCAGGCATGTGGGCATTACCTGGTCTCACCAATCAGGACCCATACCTACAATACCGCATGGGTTTGGCTCTGGCCAAGGCTCGTGCTGTGGACCAGGGATTGATTGACGGCAACGTTGATCCCAGTGCGTTTGGTGAAAACATGCTGGTTAGTACACCCACTCCGGAAGAAGAACAGACACTGAAGTCGGCTCTGAAACTCATGGGTCATCATAATGCCAAACGCAGAATCAGCACCGCCAAAAGTGAAGAAAACCCCAGTGTCAATCGCGTAAGCCCAATAAAACCACAACCTGCGGTGAAGAAGAGAAGCTAACATGCGACTAATGGAATTATTTGAGCTTGACAAATTATCTAATCCCGACGAGAGTAACGCCTACACATTACTCACACCACAAGGAAAAGAAGATCCTGCAGCAAATACACAATATTTTGAAACTGAACGTGGCACAAAATACGAAATATTTTTTAACCCCATGACTCAACCGCCTGCTACTGAAGTAATGTTTGGTGTTGTTGAAATGGGCGGCACAATAAATTTTGGGAAAGCATATACATCAGGTCCACAAGAGGTTGTGAAAATTTTCAACACTGTGATCAAAGCCACTCTTGCGTATGATCAAGCGCAAGACTGGGGGGTTCCTGTTTGGTTTTTTAGTTCCACTGGTGCTAGCAGGACACGAATGTATGAAAGATTGGCGCATGGCATTGCTGGCCAGACTAACTCTAAAGTTTTCAAAATTGCAGATTGGGGACAAACAATTTTCTTAGTGTATCAAAATACTCCTCAAGGCAAAGCAAAACTCAAACAGTGTATTGATTTTTATAACGAATTTAAAGACGAAAAAGACATGATAAAGGAACCAGAGGGCGTATGAGATTAACTGAATTCACACTGACTGAAACAAAGAGCAGACCTTGTATTGTGGTGGATGTGCAACCGGCTTATGCATATTACCAGCAGAGAGGTGAACCTGAGGGTTCAATGCCAAAAGCATATAAAATCAGTCAGAAAGTTATCAATTTTGTTAACAACCAAACAGGACCTGTACTGATGTTTATCAATGCTGAGGAAACTGGTGTATCAAACGATACCAAAGCAAGAGTGATTGATTTTTGGGAAGACAACGGGTTTGATTCTGACAACTGGAATCGAGTAACGATTGTTGATAAGGGATACGGATATTTCAGAGCTTGGATGGATCAGGGTGTTAGTGAATCTATCATAATCAAAGTGATCCGTGCCTTGTACCAAGCTAAAGTCAATGACAGCAGAGAATTAGAGTTAGAGCAGTTGAAACAGTTAGTGGGTGCAGAATGGGAGGACTGGATGGCTGATGATCCCATTATTGTGGAGTGGACCAGTGTCGCGCAATTAAAACGTTTTCAGGGTGCTTACATAATGGGCGGTGGACGAAATGAATGTCTACGCGAAGTGGAACTGCTGATGAACGCATTTAATATTGGTTACAAAAGAATTGATCGTTTGGTATACTAACATGAGACTAACAGAGTTTTCGCAACCTTTACAAAAACAGCCACAAGTATTATATCATGTGAGCCGCAAGGCCAATCGCAAAAGTATTCAGCAACAGGGCTTGTTACCGCGTGTGCAAGAGTTTGAGAATATCAAAAGAAAACCTGGTGTGTATTTTATGCAAACGCTGGATCAAGCAAAGGATTGGGCGTTTTGGAGTGCGTTTGATAGTGCAGCCGCAATGGATATTTGGAAGATTCAGTTACCTAGCGATTACGCAGTTACACCAGATACTCATCCTGAAATGGATATTTACAATGCTTGGATAGGATACGAACCTGTGCCTGCAGAAAATATTCAAGTGGTTAGTACACAATCTGTACCTAAATCAACAGCACAAGCTCCACCGTTTGCTAAAAAAGTTGCAAATGAACATGTGCAGTTAACAGAACTATTTGAAAGACCACTTAAACACGCACCGTTTATACAATGGGATGACAACGAAGTTTCCTGGTTTTACGTGGATGATATGACGTATGTGTTTGTGGCGCAGCGTGATTATGGTAATAATTATATCGTCAACTTTAAGATGATAGACAGTCAACCAGACGAAAAGATCATGCAAACTGATCCCTACGGTCCTGCTGCTTGGAGCGAAATCTACAACAAAATGTACCGTTCTAAAACTAAAATAACTGGCACAGGTCACCAAAACCAAGTTATCGGAACTGTTATTGAACTCTTTAGGGAATTTGTTGCAACTAAAAAACCAGACAGTATTACGTTTGTTGCATTTAATCAAAGCAGGGGTCGTGTGCTATTATATAGAAGACTGGCTCTATTAGCAGTTAAGCATCTGGGTTTTCAATTTGATGAAGTAGATTTAAGTGGTGTTGGAACAATTTGGAAACTGACAAAAAGGTAATATTACGAAATGACAATAAAACAACTGATCACAGAAAGCAAACAAGCTGAAGAAGTGCTAGACATCATCCGCAATGCCACCACTGGATCACCTTACGAAGGCAAGCTGTACATGGCCGGTGGTTATGTGCGAGACACCCTGCTGGGACGTGATTCTAAAGATGTTGACTTCGTCGTCGATGGCGATGCCCGCAGCGGATTGGCTGCTGCTGAGTTCATCGCCAAAAAGCTGGGTGTTTACAAACCAGACAGCAATCCAGTGATCTTTCCCACTTACTTCACTGCCAAACTCACTGTGCCCACTCCCAGCGGAAAAATTGACGTAGAGTTTGTGGCACCGCGCAAAGAAAAATACACACCAGGCAGTCGCAAGCCTGAAGTTGCCGCAGGTGAACTTAAAGATGATGTGATGCGGCGTGATTTCACTGTGAACAGTCTGCTGCAAAATCTGCACACTGGCGAAATACTGGACATGAGCGGCAGAGGTCGCAAAGACTTAGAGCAAAAGATGCTAGATACAACTGGTGATCCTGCTGTGATATTTGGTGAAGATCCGCTGCGCATCTTGAGGGCTGTGCGTTTTGCAATCAAGTACAACTTCAAGCTGCCCATGCACATGATCCGAAACATCAAAAAGTTTGCTGGTGATCTAAAGAACATCAGTAATGAACGCATCAACGATGAGCTCAGCAAAATCTTGTTGTTAAACCGTCCCAGCAGAGCTTTCAAACTGTTTAAGATTACTGGTATATTGGATGTAGTCATGCCCGAACTCAGCCAGCTGGTTCGGCTCAAGCAAAACGCCTATCATTCTAAAGACGCCTGGGGACACACACTGGATGTGCTGGATGCCAGCAGTCCTGATTTGATCAAGCGATTGGGCGCACTGTTTCACGACATCGGCAAGGCTGCTACTCGCACAGAAAAGAATGGCAAGATCCAATTTATTGGACATGCTCAGGTGGGTTCTGAAATTGCCAAAACTGTGATGCGCAGATTGAAGTATCCCAATGATCTAATTAACAAAGTAAGTGACATTGTTAAGTATCACATGGATCTCAAGAGTGCAGGGGCAGATGCTAGTCAGCTCAAAGACAGCACACTGAGAAAGTTTATTTTCCGTGTGGGTCATAACCTGGAAGATCTCCTGGACGTGATGCATGCCGACAATGTTTCGCATTCAGAAGCAGCCAGCATGCCCGATCAAATTGCTCGCATCAGAGAGAAGATTCAGCAGATGGATGTTAACGATATTCTGAAAACTCAGAGCATACTGAATGGAACCGAGATCATGGAACTGGGAGCAAAAGGCCCCTTGATTGCCCAGATCAAGGACAGGATCCTAACCAAGGTTCTGGAAAATCCTGCATTTACTCGTGCTGAAGCTGTTCAGGTGGCTCGTAACATGATTCAGTCTCACAACACAAAAAAGTAACTTGATCAGAATGGTAACATAACTACTTGCATAGTGGGTTCGGCTCTGTTATTATAATTAATATACCTGAGGAGGTGAACTTACAATATGACTGAATCCACTAACACCAATCACACCAAGCTGTTTAACGGTGATGAAAAAGAAAAGCTCAAGCAACTGATACGAGAAGGTATCCAGGTGCTGAGAGAGATGGAATCCCTCAAAGAAGGTCTTAGCGACACTGTGAAAAACCTGGCTAAGGAATTTGAAGTCAAGCCGGGGGTACTTCGCAAGTGTATTAAGACCGCCTACAAGGCTGATTGGGATAAAACCGAAGCAGATTATTTGCAGATGGAACATATTTTGGACGCAGTGGGCGGAAAGTAAATAACACTGGGGACGGTTCACCCGTCCCCATCTTATTATCAATTATGAGTTACGTTGACGCAATCTGGAATAAAAATTCTGACACAATTCATGTAGTAGAACGCATCGACGGCAAGCGAATTTTTACTGATTGGCCTGCCAAGTATGTGTTTTATTATGACGACAGCAAAGGAAAACATCGCACAATTTATGAAACACCAGTGAGTAGATTTGTAACCAGACAGTACAAGGAGTTCAATCGTGAACTCAGAACTCATAGTCATCTCAGAACCTGGGAAAGTGATATTAACCCAGTGTTTCGCTGTCTGGAAGAACACTATCGACACAAATTGGCTCCCAAGTTACACACGGCCTTTTTCGATATCGAGACTGCATTTGACGCTGAACGCGGATTTAGTAGTCCTGAAGATCCGTTCTCAGCAATCACAGCAATCACTGTGTACCTGGATTGGTGTGATCAGCTGATCACACTGGCTATGCCTCCGTCCACACTCACTATGGATCAGGCGCAGGCTCTGGTGAAGAATTTCGACAATACGTTTTTGTTCAATGACGAAACAGAGATGCTGAGTACGTTCCTGGATATTATCCAGGATGCAGATGTGCTCAGTGGCTGGAACAGCGAAGGGTATGATATTCCCTACACTGTGAATCGCATCATCACTATAATGAGCAAAGATGACACACGCCGCCTGTGTTTGTGGGATCAGCATCCCAAGCAGCGCAAGTTTGAACGGTATGGTGCTCAGCAATCCACTTATGATCTGATCGGACGATTACATCTGGATTACATGCAGTTGTATCGCAAATACACTTATGAGGAACGCCACAGCTATAGCCTGGATGCCATCAGCGAACATGAACTGGGCGAACACAAAACTCACTATGAAGGCACACTGGATCAGTTATACAATCTGAACTTTGAACGGTTTATCGAATACAATCGCCAGGATGTGATGCTGATTGCTCGTCTGGATCAGAAATTGCGTTTTATCGATCTGGCTAACGAACTGGCACATGATAACACAGTGTTGATTCCCACCACAATGGGTGCTGTGGCTGTTACTGAACAAGCCATTATCAACGAAAGTCACGATCGTGGGTTAGTTGTTCCGGATCGCAAGGCGCAACCTCGTGACCGAGAAGATGACGGCGAAGATGAGGATGAGGGTGCTGCTGGTGCTTATGTGGCCTACCCCAAGAAAGGACTGCATGATTATATTGGTGCAATTGACTTGAACTCGCTGTATCCCAATACTATTCGCGCTCTAAACATGGGTCCAGAAACCATCGTGGGGCAGATACGTTTGACTGATACCGACAACTACATTGCGAAAAAACGTGCAGAAGATTTGAGTTTCGCAGCAGCCTGGGAAGGCCTGTTTGGTACTCTGGAATACACGGCAGTAATCAATAAGGATCCTGCTTACACAATCACTGTGGAATGGGAAAATGGCACCAGTACTGAGATGAGTGCTGCACAGTTGCATCATCTGATCTGGGCAGAAAATCGCCCCTGGATTCTCACTGCCAATGGCACTATTCTCACTGCTGAAAGAGAGGGTATTGTTCCGGGACTGCTGAGACGTTGGTATACTGAACGTAAAGAACTGCAAAAGAAAAAGAAAGAAGCCACAGACAAAGAAGATCAGGCGTTTTGGGACAAACGCCAACTGGTTAAGAAGATTAACCTCAACAGCTTATACGGTGCTATTTTGAATCCCTATTGTCGATTCAATGACAAACGCATAGGTCAAAGTACCACACTGAGTGGCAGAGTAATTGCACGACACATGAATGCTTATGTGAATCAGTGTGTTACTGGTGACTACGATCACACAGGTGAAGCTATCATTTACGCCGATACTGACTCGGTTGATGGGAGTAGCTGTATTAACACTTCAGTAGGTAACAAAACCATTGAAGAACTTTTCCATAATGGTACGACATTTTGGAAAGATGGAGATAAAGAGTATTCCGTAAATCCTGATATTCAAGTCGTGGTTTACGATAATAAAGTTTCTGGCCCAGCTAAGATGGGAAATTATAACTATGTTTATCGTCACAAAACAAAAAAGCGTCGATTTAAAGTGATCGATTCTCTGGGTAACGAACTCATTGTAACTGAAGATCATGCAATGATTGTTTTGGAAGACGGTAAATTAGTTGAAAAAAGTCCTATGGAACTTAAAAAAGGCGAAAAGATTCTCACTATCAAGCATAAATAACTTATGCGGATAGGAGTATCGCAATATGCCAAAATGCTTAGAATGTGGGTGCATTATGCCCAGGCTACAATGGACCCACTTCAAATACAAATGCACTGGGGGTATTTCAAGCATAGATGAATACAAAAACAAATACCCCAATTCAATCTTAATTGACGAAGAGTTAGCTGCTAAATGTAAAATAACCAAACAAACAATGATCCAAAAGTACGGACAAGAGTTAGGTACTCAAAAATGGGAACATTACAGAAGCAAGCAAGCTGAAACCAATAGTTTTGAATACAAAAATAAAAAATATGGATGGAGTAAAGAACAGTTTGACGATTATAACAAAAGTCGGTCAGTTACGTTGGAAAACTGTGTAAAACGACATGGCGTACAAGGGGTAGAGATTTGGAACTCGTATGTTGAGCGGCAACGGTATACTAATACTTTAGAATATTTCATTGAAAAGTATGGATCCGAAGGAAAAGAAAAATGGCTCAATTACAACGAAGAAAAATCAAAGTCATCAAATGTTGATTGGATTAAAGAGAAGTTTTCAGTTGATGATGATGCGGCTATTGAAATATTGTCTCAAAGAAGAACACCATCAATTTGTAGTAAATCAGAGAAACATTTTGTTAATGCGTTTCAAACTGCGTTAGGATCTGAGATAAAATATACTTCATTTACTAAACAATTTTCAATTTGGGATAAAGCAAATCATAGAATCTATTTTTACGATATTACTTGTTCATCAAAAAAGAAAATCATTGAGTTTAACGGAGATTATTGGCATTGTAATCCATTGATGTATTCGGGCGATTTTATTCACAAGCATTCAAATTTAACAGCTAAAGAAATTTGGAGTTATGATTTTGAAAAAATAAAAACTGCATTAAACAGAGACTTTAGTGTTAAAATAGTATGGGAAAGTGATTACATAAACAAACCAGATGGAATTATACAGGAGTGTGTGCAATGGTGGAATACCAATTAGCAGAGATTGAATCAATAGAAGAACTTGAGCCGTATGACGACGAATATGTTTATGATATTGGTGTTTCAAACGAAAATCCTTATTTTTTTGCCAATAACATTTTGGTGCACAACAGTTGCTATTTCAGTGCTTGGCCCGTTGTGAAAAAGGAGGTGACTGCTGGCTCCATGGAATGGGATAAAAACATCTGTGTGGGTCTGTATGACGCAATCGCAGATCAAGTAAACGACAGTTTCTCTGGTTTTTGTGCAGGTGCATTTCACACACCCAGTGCCAATGGTGATCTTATTCGTTGTGGTCGCGAACTGGTGGCTAGCAAGGGTTTATATATCACCAAGAAGCGTTACGCTGTGTTGATCTATGATCTAGAAGGCAAGAGGCTGGATACTGACGGAAGTGATGGCAAACTCAAGGCCATGGGCTTGGATCTCAAACGAGCCGATACTCCCAAAGTCGTGCAACAGTTTCTAAGTGACATTTTGCTGAAAGTTCTCAAAGGATTAGAACGTGCAGAAGTCATCGATGACATACGCAGATTTAAAACTGATTTTCAATCAAGACCTGCTTGGGAAAAAGGCACACCCAAGCGAGTAAACAATCTCACTCATTATCGAGATCTTATCAGTAAGAAAGGCAAAGTCACAGTGCCTGGACACGTCAGAGCTGCTCTAAACTGGAACACCCTCAAGCAGATCCACAATGATCGTTACAGCATGGGCATTGTGGACGGCATGAAAGTGGTCGTGTGTAAGCTGCGCAGTAACCCCATGAACTATACCAGTGTGGCGTATCCCATTGACGAACTCAGATTACCCGAGTGGTTCAAAGAGCTACCGTTTGACCAGGGTCTCATGGAAGAAACCATCGTGGACACCAAGATAGATAACCTATTGGGTGTTCTGGACTGGGACTTACAAACAGCGACCAACCCACAGATCAACGCATTTAGCTCACTGTTCAGTGCCAGATAATTGAGCCAATTACTGTTGCGATCTAAATACAAACAATGTTACTATTAAAGGAATACTATGTATAATATACTCAAAGAAATCGTAAACTACACCAAAGCAGTTAACCTGGAGGAAGTCAAAGTTTCAGGCACAGACAAAGAAACCTGCCTAGACGGTGTTTCCGCAGACAAAACTGTGGTATTTCAAGCCAAGCTGCATAATCCAGTATCAGAATTTGTTGATGCAGTGGCAGGATTACCCAACCTGGGTCGTTTGAATGTGATCCTGAACATCCAGGAATATCAGCAAGACGCTCAGATCGTCACTGGTAGGGATCAGAAAAACATTCTGGACACTATTCGATTTGCCAATGCCAGTGGTGACTTCAAGAACACTTATCGGTTGATGAGTCCTGAATTAATCAACTCCAAGATCGCAAGTCTGAATTTTCATGCTCCCAAATGGAAGCTGGAATTTTCACCCAACGCACTGAGTATTCAGAAGTTCAATTACCAAACTCAGGCCATGAGTGATGTTGTGAACTGCGTCACTTATACTGACGGAAACAACCTAATGATCGAAATGGGCGACGTTTCTAGCATTCACGGATCTTTTGTGTTTCATCCGGGTGTTCAGGTTCAGCTCAAAAGACAAACCTGGGCTGTAAAACCTCTGATCAGTGTTCTGAATCAGGTTGGTGATAAGACCGTCAGCATTGACGATAATACCGCAGCCATGCAGGTTAGTATTGACAGCGGTCAGGCGGTTTATACCTACATCCTGATGGCACAATCTAAATAACATCATGACACAACATCAGAGAGAAGCTGTTGAACAAAACCTAATCGGTGCAAACAGACAGATCTGGGTTACATTTCAGAAAGCAGGGTATCACAGATACCCTGCTGCTGGAGTTGATCCCCGGCTGGATGACGTGAGCTATCTGGCCCACCGTCATCGTCATCTGTTTAAGTTTCGAGTGAGTATTCAGGTATGGCACACTGATCGTGAACTGGAATTTCATCAGGTGCTAAATCACTGTGAAAGTCTGTTTGATTCCAGAACTATCGACATTGATTTTAAAAGCGTGGAGATGCTGGCTGATGATCTCTACCTGAAACTGACTGAACGTTATGGCACCAATCGCAACATGGAAATTGAAGTAAGTGAGGATGGCGAATGTGGATGTCTTGTTAGATATCCAGCTATAAAAGAACATGCCTGATAAAATCAACTTGACCGCAGCTCAGCAGGACTATTCGATATTTCTTCCAGCACTGAGCACATTTTATTCCAATTACATTGGCAGACAACGTCATGGCGAGTATGTGGAAACTGCTCGCATTCCTGCAGGATTTGAAGACGGTATTGAAGGATTAAACTATTTGAATCCACAAGCTGGTTATTTCCAGTATCGTTGGAGTTTGTACTCAGCAGGGCACGCCAATCTGGATCTGGGATCAGATCCCAAAGAAGACATGATTCGCAACCGTGACGAATCCAGCTGGCTGCTGGGAGACAGCGGTGGCTTTCAGATCGGCAAGGGTGTCTGGGAGGGTGACTGGAATCCCGGCAGTGGATGTGCCAAAGCACAAGAAAAACGTGAGAAAGTGTTGCGCTGGATGGACGCTTACATGGATTACGGAATGACTCTGGATATTCCCGGCTGGGTGAGCCGTACTCCACGTGGTCGCGAAGCCACCAGAATCTCTAGTTACGAAGGCGCTGTGGCTGCCACTCGTTACAATTATGAGTACTGGATGAACAATCGCAACGGCAACTGCAAATTTCTCACTGTGTTACAGGGGGACAACCACACTCAGGCTGACGAATGGTACGAAACCATGAAGGAATTTTGTGATCCACAAAAGTATCCTGATCGTCACTTTAATGGTTGGGCCATGGGATCACAAAACAAATGCGATATGCATCTGGTTTTGCACCGACTGGTGGCACTGATACATGATGGGTTATTGGAAACTGGAAAACAGGATTGGGTACATTATCTGGGCACCAGCAAACTGGAATGGGCCATGGCTTTTACTCAGATTCAGCGAGCCATACGCCGCTATCACAATCCCAATTTTACCATCAGTTATGACTGTGCCAGTCCGTTTTTGGCCACTGCAAATGGTCAAGTCTATTACGAAAATCGCATGATAGATGATGGCAAGTGGAGCTACAAAATGGCCAAATGTGTGGATGATAAAAAGTATGCTCGTGATACTCGTTTGTTCCGCGATGCCATTCTGCAGGACCTAGCTGATCAGTGGCCCAGCTTCATGGACAGTCCCATTATGCAGAGAACACTGATTCAGGATGTATGTCACTATGCTCCTGGTGACCTCAATAAGATCGGAAAAGAAGGAAAAACCAGCTGGGATAGCTTCAGTTATGCTATACTAATGGCACATAACATTTACTGTCACATAGAAGCAGTTCAGGAAGGAAATCGCCTGTTTGATCAGGGCATTATACCACACATGTTGCGAGAGAAAAATCAACCAGGTAAACACAGAGTCAAAGTTAAAGAACCTGAACAGTTTAGTAGTTTGATTTCACTTACTCAAACTCCGTATCATGATCGTTATTTTGAGAATCTGGTTGACAGCTTGTTCTCAGCGAAAACTCGGGATCAAGCCAATAAAATACTTGTAGAATACGACAATTGGTTTACTCGAGTGTATGGAAGCAGTGCCAACGGACTACTGGGACCCAAAGCAGTCAACAGCAGTACTGCATTTACCAAGACGTTTGGTGATCAGATCAAACAATTGGAAATCACTCGCGATGATAGTGGTTTGTCAGAACAATCACTGGATCGTTTGGAAACCGAAAGTCAACAGGAATAACAATGAACATTTATGACATCTAGTATGCTGGAAGGAGGCACCCAATGCCCAATATTATTATTTTTGCTTTAGAACCACATGATGGTCGTTATTCTAAACAATGGTTTGAAAATATTCCCAAATTGATAGACGCAAACGCTCAAGGTCAATGGAACGTGATTCAAATTTCTGGAGTTCAAAAAGATACAACTTTAACTCCGGGAGCTTTTTTAAATTTCAGTGACACCAATTACTGGAAAAGTTCACAAATGTGTTCTTTTTTGGATCTTTACAATCAAGGTCAAATCACATCCAAAGACCGTTTTTTGTTCACTGATTTTTGGAATCCTACAATCACACAAATAGCATATATGCGTGATTTGTTAAAAACACAGTGGGAACTACATAGTATTGTTCATGCTGGCGCTTACGATCCCACAGACATCCTGGGCATGCAGATGCAAAAACCCTGGCCCTGGCATCAGGAACGCAGCTGGTTTTATGCCAGTGATTATAACTATTTTGCCACTGAGTTTCATCGCCAGATGTTCTTGCGAAATCTGGATATTCCAGTAGCAGATCAGGGCCGAGCTGTTCGCAGCGGTCAGCCTCATGAACTGATTGTGGCTCCTTTGGAAAACTTGCGCAAAAACGCCAAACAAAACACTGTGATCTGGCCACATCGGTTAAACGCTGACAAACAACCCGAAATTGTGCGAGATCTCGCCGGATACATCAATGCTGACCTCATAATCACACAGGATCAGAAGTTGGATAAACAACAGTATTATCAGACAATTTCTGAAACCAAAGTGACTTTTAGTTGCAGCTTGCATGAAAATTTGGGCATCAGTCAGATGGAAGGATGTCTAACTGGTAGTTTACCCTGTGTGCCAGATCGAGCCAGCTATAGTGAAATGTACCTTCCAGAGTTTCGTTACCCATCTGCATGGACTCAGGATTGGCAATCCTATCTAAAACATCGTGGGCAATTAGCAGAGTTTATCAATCAGCTCACTGACAATTATGACCAATATCAGAGTTTGCTGGACCAACAGATTGATATACTCAAAACACATTTTTTAAATTGCAAAATCATGTTAAAGGTATTAACTCAATGAACACACTACTGAAATTATCTTCGTTTTTGTTGTTTTTTGTATTGCTGATGTTTTTAATCGCAATCGTACCATTTTTAGTTTTGTGGAGTTTGAATACTCTGTTCCCTGTGTTGATGATACCCTATAACTTACAAACCTGGTCAGCTTCGGTTATACTTGTTGTATTATTGCACAGAAACTATAACATTAAAATTGACAGATTACGGAAATAAACTTATACTTAAAGAGTAACTATGAAAAAAATCAGCGAACAGATCAAGAACAGAATTCAGCAGGATGGTGGTAGTTTTTTTGCCAATCACAACATTCACAAGTACATTGAAGCCGGAGAACTGGATCTGCTGGTGGACGAGGTCACTGGCCAGATGCAGGGCGTGTTGGAAAGTTTGGTGATTGATACTGCCAATGATCACAACACCCGTGACACGGCTCGTCGTGTGGCAAAGATGATGGTGCGAGAAATCTTCAGTGGCCGCTTTGAACCACCGCCCAGTATCACCAGTTTTCCCAACATGGGATATCAGAGCTTGTATACTACTGGTCCTATCAGCATCCGCAGCACCTGCGCTCATCATTTCCAGAACATCGTGGGCAGTTGTTGGGTGGGAATCTTTCCCGAACAGGAAGTGATTGGGTTGAGTAAGTTCAATCGTCTGGTACACTGGATCGCCAGTCGTCCTCAGATTCAGGAAGAAATGACCACTGAAATTGCCGATGCCCTGCGCAATTTTGCAAAAACCCCCAATGTGGCTGTGGTCGTAAAAGCCAATCATCACTGTATGACTCAGCGTGGGGTGCGGGAACATGAGAGCGATATGACCACTGCGGTAATGACCGGATTGTTTCAAACTGATGCCAGTCTGAAACAGGAATTTTATGATATTTTTAAAACCATGAAGGGACACTAACCATGATCAAAATACACTATGATTGGAACGACCTGGAAAAAGACATCAATTACCTGGCTCTAAAAGTGGCACTAAGTGGTTGGAAGCCAGATTACATCGTGGGTATCAGTCGCGGCGGCTGTGTGCCCGCGGTGATGTTGAGTCACCTCCTGGGAGTTCCCATGGCTCCATTGCGATTGAGTTTGGATGACTTGGATAATTGTGTTACTGATTGTGGCATGGCTGAAGATGCGTATGGTTATGGTCAGGAAAGGGCCAAAAACATTCTGATTGTGGATGATATCAACGATACTGGCGCAACCTTTCAGTGGATCATGAAAGATTGGCCGGATAGCTGTTTGCCCGAAGAACCACGCTGGCAGTCAGTGTGGCATCAGAATGTGAAATTTTTGACTCTGTTCAATAATGCCAGCAGTGACTTTTCGGATGTGGATTTTTCTGCTCGTGAAATCAACAAACTGGAACAGGATATCTGGGTCAGATTTCCCTGGGAAAATTCACGTGATTAACTCATAAATACAGCACTATGCTGTATTTTCTTATAATGTCTTGTTTAAGCAGTGTCATAGGCAGCAGTTTCTACAACTGGTGGGAAACCACTCGCATAGGCTGCTGGTTCAACAGAAAACTCGACTCCACGATGAATTGGGCTAGTCAACGGTTTCATCTCAAAGATTTCACTCGTGCTGAAAATGTCATGGCTAAAATCCAAAAGCACGATCAGCACCTGGCAGACCTGGAGCAGAGAATAGCCCAATTGGAGAAAAAAACACCAAAAAGTCAATAAAAATTTGCTAATTGACTTTTTAGAACGTATTATTAATATATGAGACACTATTCAGATTCTGTTCTTTTTAATTGGCTGCGCAAACATCTGGGTGTTCAAAAACCCTATGCTCTCCCCATGGGCGAGTGGGATGAATGGCAAATCAAAATTAAAAATGAAAAACCTGTAGCATATTGGATCACGGAGATACTGCCTGATTGGCTGGAAAAACCTGCAGAGTGGACCATTGATCCCATACGTGATCTCAAATACTATCTGAGAAATCGTTTTATCACTAAAACTCATTACCTCAAAACTGGTTTGAAACCTGGACAGTGGCATGAGTTTGATGAACGTCTGCTGCACGGCATGTTTACTGAACTGGTGGACTTTGTTGAAATTGAAAAAGCACACCTGCATGTGATCTGGGGTGATAAGGAAGATGCTGCACGTTATCAGATGCCCTGGTGGCAGAGGATATATTGGTTTCGCTGGAAAGAATGGCGTTCTCCTCAAGCTGGTGTTGATTATTTGAAGTGGGAAATCAGCCTCACGCACGGCAGCGAATGGTTCAGTGATCCCAACCATCCTGACATTGGTAAACCCACTCCGCAAGCTATTGCTGCTAAAGAAATTTTGGACCTCTACGAATGGTGGACTGTGCGTAGACCTGCAAGACCTGATGCGTATGATGCCAGTGGTTGGTCTGCTGTATGTGATGAAATTCGGGACAAATATGGAAAATTGTTTGCAGAAATCACTGATCCAGAACTGAAACAACGTAGTGATCACGCCCTGAAACTCACCACTGAAATTGAAACTCAATACGAGCAAGAAGACACTGGCATGATGATCAGACTGATCAAAGTTCGCCAAAGCATGTGGACTTGATATATGGAGCAAACACAAATGCCCTTTAACACTACTAGATCACTAGAGATAGATCTAATGTCCAGTGATCTGATACGAAACAAATGCCTAGAACTTGACTATGCTCAAAATCTTTATGCAGCATTATGTAACACAACATGGCAACCAATAGAAGTTTGGGAAATTCTAAAAAATTCTCACTGGTATTGTAGTTGGAGATCTGCTGGTCGTATTGTGTCTGATATCAGAAATTCCACAAACCCAACTCTAAATGAAGATTATATGAATTTTTACTGTAGTGGTATTGCCACTGAAGATGCATTGTGGAACGACAATGCAACTAACAAAAGTAAACATGTGCCGGAAGGCACGGTTACTCAAGAAATTCTAGCAGATTTCTTGAATTTGGGATGGAGGCTCGTTGATGAAAATGAAGAATGGCGTTAATGATCACCCCAATCACCTGTTTGTATGTGATTGTGGAGATTTGACTCATCAATTTGTGATTAGTTATTTCAATGACTTCTTTGGTGATGACCTGGATGATGAATTCACCTACATACACGTTCATCTAACTCCACATACTTTTTGGAAAAGACTCAAGATTGGTATTGCTTATATTTTTGGCAAACGCAGCCAATTTGGGGCTTTTGAAGAGATCATTCTAAATTCCGAAGAATGTCAACGGCTGTCACTGATACTGGAACAACGTAGTCGAGGCGTAGTTCCTAATGCCTAACAGTGGCAAAATCAGTTTGCTGGATGCCATTGATCAAGGGATCGTGCCCTGGGATCGTGAACGTTTGATTAAAGCTGGTCACTTGTATTGCATCGTGGCTGATCGTTATCCAGTAACTACTGGGCACATATTGTTTATTCCCACCTGGAATAGTTATAGCTTTATCAATATGTTGTTCGGCGCTGCTTATGATCATGGCTCAGCCATGATGGAACGTGGTGATTGTGATGGATTCAATATTGGGTTGAATTGTGGCGCTGCATCAGGTCAAACTGTGATGTGGCCACATGTGCATCTGATTCCCCGTCGCACAGGAGATTGTGCAGATCCACGTGGCGGTGTGCGCCACTGTGTACCCAATGGGCTGGGTAATTATCTAAAAGACACAGAAAAGTAAATTACTTGCTTTGAGACTTCAGCTTGTTATACAGTTCAGTTACTGCTGGGTCAGGATCTTCGATCCACAGGTAGGAATGGAAATCGTTTTTAACCGCAGCCATCTGTAATTCTGTATCGGGGTTGGGAATAAACCTAATCAGATAGCCGGCTTCGTTCACAGAACGCAGGATCATTTCTCTAGTAGGTACAATTTTGTGTACGTTAATTTTCGGATCATAAAAAAATCGAATCGCTTCTGGATCATTGTTCAATGCAGCCAGTACAACTTTTTCACTTACAACAATTTTTTTCTTTCGCAGTAAATCTCTCAGCAATGCACCAACTTTGGATACTGCCATAATTTGCACTTGCTCGCTGGGGTTTTTCATTTTGCTAATCAAATATGGATCTTGGTTCACCAGTTTTAGATGGGCCTCTTCTCTCTGACTATTGTTGTATGCTGATTTAATTAATGAATTTTCTTCGTATCCTAGTTTTTTCTTAGTCAATGTGTGTCTGCCAACATTGTTGATGGTTTTTTCCAAACGATATGTGCCGCGTGGATTGACTATAAAACCCTGATTGGGTTCATTTTCGTGAATGATGCTTTCGCCCTGATCAATGACTACGTCGTACCCCAGTTGCCTGAACAAGGAATTCCACACACTATGAGCTTGTTCATCAGCATATTTGTAGTTGTGTGCAGCTAGCAGGTTACTCAGTTTCCACAACACATACCAAAATTTTCCTGGCTCTGATTTTTTTCTGGCCTTATGATCTGCATCTTTGATCAGCCGATCAATATTTTGATCAGCTGAAAGGTTTTTAACTGCGGGCAACTGTTTGAGTTTATCGAGCGCAGCAGTCATTGAGGTTGTATCCATTTGATTCAGATATAAGATTTTATTGGTTGTCAATTGCAGAATATTGATGTAGTTGGCATCAGCTTGAAAAGGCACTCTGCCTCGCACGACCACATAATAATCGGCTGGATAGAAATAGATGCCCAGGGGAGTGTTATATGTGGATCCGGGGTTAACACCCACTTTGGGCAAATCAGTCATAGTTATCACGTATTTGCTGAGGTCACGGCCTTTGAGATATTCAATAGCAGCAGGGTGACCCAGTTCCTGATATTTGGGCTCAGGTGACTTTTGTTTTTCTTTTCGTCTGAGTTCAGCTAAAAATTCCGTGAATCGCATATGTTTATTTATTCAAATTACTTTACTTTATACTGAGTTACTGTTAAACTTATAGTAATAAATGACAGATAGACAATTAGCCAAAGCCATTAGGCAACAGAAAAAACAAACTGACGAAATCAAACAGCAAGCATCAGCTGCACTAGCAGTGCAAATGATTCAGTGCAAACACAAACAAGTGGTTGTGATTTGTAGTGAGTACAAGGGCAGCTATAGTTGGGATTATGACGATGGGCACGACGAATATCGCCAGTGTTTGATTTGTGGTGCAATGGAGTCTGCCGAACGTAATCAGTTTAAAACTTTGCTAAACCCTTTTAAACGATTGGAGTTGGGATTCCCTTACGGTAAACAATCACGCTACAAGGAAAGTCCTCTGAGCAATTGTTTGTCTGTTGACTTCAAAGAACTGCTAGCATGGGTGGAAAAGAACGGATATAAAGTATGAACAAACCAAAAACTAACCTGTGGTTAGATGACGTAAGACCTTGCCCGTTTGTGGGAGGATGGCGTGTGGCACTAGACTACAGCGAAGCCATTGAAATTTTAGAAAACTATACCGTGGTCAATTGTAGCCTTGATCACGACCTCGCATGGGAACATTACGATTCTAACGTAAACCCCAGACAGTATACAGAAAAAACTGGATTAGATGTGGTGCGCTGGATGGAGGCCAACGATTGCTGGCCGGTGAATCCTCCCACAGTACATAGTCTTAACCCAGTGGGCGCCAGACGCATGGCAGAAATTCTAGCCCATCATTACGGTTGTAACGTAGTATCATTGATAAGACCCTATAGAAAAGGACAATAACATGAATATTCAAACACAGATTGTGACCTGGATTCAGGACTACCTCAACAAACATCAACTAAAAAGTCTGGTCGTGGGAGTTAGTGGAGGCATCGACAGTGCAGTGGTCAGCGCCTTGTGCGCACAGACCGGAGTGCCCGTCTATGCCGTGAGTATGCCCATTCGTCAAAACGTCGTGGAAAATCTCAGAGCCCAAGCTCATATCAGTTGGTTAACTGACAGATATCCCAATGTTACTGGGTTATACATCAACCTCACTGACGCCTTTGATTCTTTTTCTAAAGAAGTTGAGCAATCTTTGGGGTCAGAATTTACCAGCAATCTGGCCTTTGCCAACAGTCGTAGCCGCTTCAGGATGATCACTCTATATCAGATTGCTCAGAGCAAACAAGGTATTGTGGTGGGCACGGGTAATCGAGTAGAAGACTTTGGTGTGGGGTTCTACACCAAGTGGGGTGACGGTGGCGTGGATATCAGCCCCATTGGAGATCTCTACAAGAGTGAAGTATATGCCCTAGCACGTGAGCTGGGATTGAACCAGGGAATCATTGATGCCGCTCCCACCGATGGGTTGTGGGATGATGGCCGCACTGACGGCGATCAACTTTGCGCCAGTTATGATGAACTGGAGTGGGCCATGGAAAATCCCAATCCTCAGAATCCCACGCCTCGGCAACAGGAAGTGCTAACTATTTACAATCGCTTTCACACTGCGAATCAGCACAAGATGCAACCAATTCCTGTGTGTATTATTGAAAAAGATAAGTAAAAGACAAGAGGACTTTGGGCATCGTCCCTCTTAAAAAATTCCGCTGCTCGTGTTACAATTAACATAGGAGACATTCAACTAATGCCTAAAATTACTGCAAGTCGTTATCACGACTTTTCCACCGGCCATCGAGTATATGGCCATGAATCCAAATGCGCCCACTTACATGGCCACAACTATCGTATCCACTTCACAGTGGAAGCTGATAAATTGGACACAGTGGGCCGGGTAATGGATTTCTCTGCAATCAAAAATTATCTGTGTGAATGGCTAGAACTACAGTGGGATCACAAGTTCCTTGTGTGGCAACAGGATCCCTGGAGTCTGGAACTCAAGAAACTGGACCCTCAGGGCACCGTGATTGTGCCGTTTAATCCTACAGCTGAAAACATGGGACAGTATCTGATTGAAACAGTGGGCCCGGAACAACTGAAGGACACTGGTGTGAGATTGATTGCTGTGGACATTGAAGAAACACGCAAGTGCAAAGCCACTGTAACGGTGTGATATGAAACAAAGCCAACTAGACAACTATGTTAAATGGTTAGGTACTATTCTCACTGCGGTGGGTGTCACACTTACTGCGTTTGATGTTACTCCGTTAAACAAACTAGTGGGCATACTGGGTAGTATAGGATGGATTTGGGCTGGGTGGCGCATGCGCGAGCCCAGCCTTTATCTTCTAAACGCTTTCTTCATTGTGCTACTATTGCTAGGCCTTTTGTTAACAACTAAACATTTTTGACGTTCTTATTAAAAATTCTCCTTCACCTTTTGATGGGGTAAGATATGTGGGAGTTACTAAAAATCTCACTACAGTTTTAGATAAGTCAACCGGTCAATATGTACAAATTTCAAGAGATCAAGTTCTAAACAACAAAGAACGTTACGCTGGACCTTGTGCTGGTAAGATCAATATAATCAATAAACAAACAGGGATTCGATCACAGGTCCCACAAGATCAGTTTGACAAAAATGTGCATTTGTCGCTAGGTAACAAAAAATATCTGTTCAAATGTCAACATGTTAAGACTGGTAAAATCAAAAACATCAATATATACGAATGGCATTTGGTCCAAGATTTGTATGTAATTTTGGATGAAAAAAAATTTTTAGAACTTAAAAATTTGCTATAATTATTATAGTAAGCAGAAACATAACTAAAGGAAAAAATTTAATATGCGTAATAACCGAACTATTAAGGTCTCGGAAATTTTTTTTTTTTAGTCTACAAGGTGAAGGCCGATACGTTGGAGTGCCCAGCATCTTCATGCGAACTTTTGGATGCAATTTTCGTTGCAAGTCATTTGGGTGCAGTACTCCAGTAACTGACAAGTATAATCCCGAAGTAGCCGATGTTATCAAAAATATTGATCAGTTTAAAGTGTTTGATGACTTGCCACTGGTTAGTACTGGTTGTGATACTTATGCCAGTATCTACCCAGAATTCCGCCACCTCAGCCCAGATTACTCAATAGAACAATTGCGAGAGCGGTTCAACGAACTGTTACCCAATAACACATGGATTCAACCCAATGGCAACGATGTACATTTGGTGATCACAGGCGGTGAACCTTTGCTGGGCTGGCAGAGTATGTACCCTGCGATTTTGGACAATGAAAACACGCATGGATTACGCAATGTGACTTTTGAAACCAACGGTACACAAAAAATTCATCAGGACTTGGGCAGGTTTATCACTGGTCAGTTTGAAGGCGACTCGTGTTTCACGTTTAGCGTAAGTCCCAAACTCAGCGCAAGTGGTGAGAGTTGGAGTGATGCTATCAAACCTGACGTTGTGGCTTCCTATGAAAATTACGGATTTGCTTATCTGAAGTTCGTAGTGGATTCTCCTGAACATTTTGCTGAAGCTGATCAAGCAGTGGCAGAATATCGTGCTGCTGGTTTCGTGGGACCTGTTTATGTGATGCCAGTGGGTGGTGTGGATGTTATCTACAACGGAAACAAGTTCAATATTGCTGAAGAAGCCATGCGTCGTGGTTACTACTACAGTCCTCGACTGCATGTGGATCTGTGGGGAAATAGTTGGTCTAAGTAAAAATATCCCCATCCTTTACTAAATATTTGTGAAAGGATGGGGATATGAAAAAAGGTTCTTATACTCATGACGAGTTCATAAAAAAGTTGCTGAAGTTAACCCTAAGATAAAAATTTTGTCCGAGTACAAAGGAGTGGAGAATAAAGTTACTGTTGAATGTCAACATCATGGAACAAATGAGATTTACGCATATCGTTTACTTAAACCAAATAGACATTGTTGTAAAAAAGGATATCACGAAGAAAAAAAGGGAAAAGTCAAAGTTACTCTTGACGATAGAAAACAAAAATATAAATCTATCTTAAAGGAATTGTGTTTTAAAGATTCTTTTTTATTAGATGATAGAAAACTACACAATATATTCTGTAAGAAGCATAATTTATATTTTAGTCAATGGATGAGTTCGTTAAATGTCGGAGTTGGATGTCCTCATTGTGGTAAAGAAAACAAACGTAATGCAGGACTAAAGATGATAAAAATTGCAAGAAAAAAGCAATTTGATGCAGGAAGAGCAAGATTCGTTTCAAAAAATGAAACAAAATGGTTAGACTCATTGGAGGTACCAGTTAGGCAAAAATGGTTAGAAGATATAAAGTATAGCGTTGATGGTTTTGATCCTGAAACAAATACAGTATTTTTATATCATGGAAAATTTTGGCATGGATGCATTTACACTTTTGATCCAGAACTAATTCACCCTATTCTTAAAGTTAAAATGAAAGATTTGTACGAAAAAACTATGTTGATAGAAAATCAAATTAAAAAAGCAGGTTACAATTTAGTAACAAAGTGGGGGCTATAAAATATGCTAAAAATAATGAAATGGAGTCGGTAATGCCCATTCTCAGTAAATTTGCACAGATACGTTGGCCCTGGAACTCTGAGCCATTGCCTGAGCCTGGACCTCCAGCTGAAACACCGAAACCAGCCAAACCCAGGGCCAAGCGAATTCCCAAGCCCAAACCTGAACCTGCGGTGTTGAGTGCCAAAGAACAAGCCACTGCTGAAAAACGTCCTTATGTGAATGTGTTGGGTCTGGACTTTGATCCCAAAAATCCCACACTGGGGAGTTTTGAATTGGACTGGAATGAATACTTTATCAAACAACTGTTGGTAAGTGGTTATCAGGGGGAAACTGAAGAACAATTAGTGGATCAATGGTTCAGAGGTATCTGCCGGCATGTTGTAGATGAAACCTGGGAGCAGGATCAAGCCGATCCCACCAACCGAGTGACTCGTAGAGATTTAGGTAACGGCCGAACCGAAATCGGTTGACATTGATATCAATAATTGCTATAATACTTTTATGACATTTCTGATTGTAGATTTGGCAAATACGTTCTACCGTGCTCGGCATTCAGCACACAAGGCTCAATCCCCAGAAGAAAAAGTGGGATTGGCTATCCACGTAACACTGAGCAGCATTGCCAGTTGTTGGCGGCAACATCGGGCCAATCATGTGGTAATTGCACTAGAGGGTCGCTCCTGGCGCAAAGATTTTTATCAACCCTACAAACGCAACCGTGTTGATGCTCGCAACGCAGCCACTCCTGCCCAGCAGGCTGAAGATCAGATGTTCTGGGATGCAAACGATTCATTGGCTGCATTCCTGCGAGATCGCACCAATGTCACTGTGCTACAAAACTCTGCATTGGAAGCTGATGATCTCATTGCTGGATGGATTCAATCCCGACCCAATGATCAGCATGTGATTGTGAGCAGTGACAGCGATTATGTTCAACTGTTGGCTCCCAATGTTCGCCAGTACAATGGTGTTTCTGAAGAGTTAATTACTCTGGAAGGCATCTTTGATCGTCTGGGCAAGCCAGTGAAAGATCGCAAGACTGGCTTGCCCAAAACTACACCTGATCCTGAATGGTTGCTGTTTGAAAAGTGTATACGCGGCGACACCACTGACAACGTGTTCAGCGCCTATCCGGGCGTGCGAACCAAGGGTTCAAAAAACAAAGTGGGTCTGACTGAAGCATTTGCTGACCGTAAAATTCAGGGCTGGGCCTGGAACAACCTGATGCTTCAGCGTTGGGTGGATCACGAGGGCAACGAGCATCGTGTACTGGATGATTATCATCGCAACCGAGTTCTGGTGGATCTCAGTGCTCAACCTGATCATATTCGTGAAAAAATACAACAAACAATCAACTCAGTTCAATCGCTGAACCGCCCCATGGTGGGAGCTCAGTTTTTGAAGTTTTGTGGTCGTTTTGATCTCAACCGATTGAGCGAACAGGCCTCCACTTGGGGCCAAATACTGGGAGCAGCATTACCAGAATGAGCACTAGATCAATTTATATCCAGGATAACACTGGTCTTATCGAAGTAACCAGTACAGATACTACCATTAGTAGTATCTGTACTGATTATATTTCAGACTCTCTCAGAGAGGTACGCTGGAGAGAAGGGTATGGACTGGGATTCGTGTCCAACGGGCTGTGGCATCAAATACCCAATACTCACTATAGTATTTCATGGAATATTCGTGGAAGAGAAATCGTGGAATGGATTCACAAACAAAGAAAACAACAGGATATCTGGCGTCAACAAGCACAAGATTCGCCCGCAGTTGCTGACGCACTCAAAACATTTACAGACTCACTAGAGCAACTGGTGGTCATCGCCAGTTTGTCCGCAGGAATACCAGAAAAATAATATGACCTTACAAGATTTGTTCACTGGCAATTTTCAAACATCTCAATTGCTAAGAGAGTTAGCACCATTACTCACATTGGCTTTTTGTTCCAGTTATGCTGGGTATTTGCGTGGCTGGAATCAGGGATTTATCAGAGCCACAAACCTAATAGAAAACAATTCATCCAACAAGGAGGAAAACTCAGATGTCTAAGCTAACAGCCAAAAATGTTTCCGACACATTCTGGATTGTACAACACAATGGCCGCAAGGTAGGTAACATCACCGTCAATGCACAAGGCGTAGTTCTACAAACTCCCAATGGTACCAAACAGTTTCAGAAACTCAAAGACATTGAGCATGATTTTGACATCGAATGGCAGGAAATCACAGTAACCAAACCAGAAAAATCCTGTGATGTTTTTGGTTATCCAACTCGCAACCCAGCACACAATCCTGAATTCGATGTTCATCGTCGTCTGCCGCTGTTTACTTCTGACGCAGATAGCAAGAGTAAATTGTGTGCCGGATATTATTTGGTAAACAAACAGGGTTGGAAAAGAATGTTCTGCCCCAAACTGATCACGCTGGATCGGTACAGCTATTACGGCCCCTACATGAACAAACAGGATCTGTTAGCACGCCATCAAATTATCCAAAATGACCCCTTATATCAAACTGCTCAATGATCGAGTAAAGTTACTGAACCTAAACCGAACCAGTAATATTACTCTGACTGCTACTGAAGCTCGTTTGCTGCATAATGAAGTATTTGCATTGCTGGATAAAATATCTGCACTGCAAAATCAACTCCTGGCTCAAAAGCCTGATTCTTCTGGAGGTTTAAACGGCGGAACTTGGTAATTTTTCTATAAATACCTCAGAGAGATTTTTATCAATGAGCCGACCTAAACCTCAAATTCTTATAGAAAAATCACAGGGACTTTATCGTAGTGAACAGATTTTAGCAAGTCAGGGGATCTGGGCGGTGTTCTACCAGGGCCAGCCCATAAACCTCAAAACAGTGAATACATTGATCAGCTATCCAGGACCGAAGTATCGAAAAACCAGTTTTGCTAATCCTGGTCATGCCGTGAACCTGGCTCGAAAATTGAATACACTATTTGACAGTCAGGATTTTACTGTGGTATTGCTGAACCAAGGACAACAGATTTTCCCATGACCAGAGATGAATTCAGTGAGCAGATGTATCAGCATTATCAGGAAAAAAATCGCCTGATGCCTGATAACACCACACTGAAGTCATACAAACAAATATGGTGGCACAACTCCATTGACAGTCACAAATGGAGACTTAGTATGCCAGGATTGAGGCAGATGCTTTGTAAACCAGAATTTATTCCATCATTCAAATGTACGCTGACAGATCAAAATCTCATAATGACCCCCAAACTAACACAGTCCCTGTATCGCATGAATTTTCCCTGGTTTATAATCACTAGCTCTAACGGTCTCAAACAACAGACATTACAAAGTATCTGGATATTTGATTCAAAAGCCAGTTTCTGGTTAACTCTGTGTGGCAACAATCTGACCCAATTTTTGGCTGGTGTGTGATTGACACTGACTACTGATAATATTATACTTAAATTGAGTGGTCCAATTTAAAAATATGAACGCAACTTGGAAGAGGACTAAAAGAGGCGGCAGAAGTTATTGGACCCTCTACGTGAACGGCGATCGAGTGGGCTACATAGCAGACGATTACAGTCCACGCATTGTGTTCAAAGGCAAATTGTACCATAAATGCTACAGTTCACTCAGTGGATCTCGCATGCAGCTGGAACGGTTGGCTGGTGTTGAAACAGAGTGGGCAAAGAATCGCAGGAAAAACATGATGACTGACGCCGAATTAATGTGGAAGATTTTATCTAACTAACATGCACAGACTACACAAAGTTCGACTCCCAATTGATTCTAAATGGGTAACTACTCGGTCTGGTAATTTTGTTGTTTATGCTGGACGAGCATATTTGTCAGCTGCATTTGAAGAATTTGCCAAGCAAAATTTTGGTCCTTACAGATACCAAGCTCACAGCAAGTTCATCACTGTGCTCTTTGAAAGAGAATCAGACGCTGCTTGGATGAAATTGATGATCTAATAAATTTGGAGAGGAAATGTTTATGAATAAAATCTATCTAGTTGTTTTCACTCAAGCCAATCAGATTCAGGTAATTGAGCAAGCCTTTGCAGACTATGATCAAGCAGTAGAATACAGACGATCACGACAGCTGGAATCTTCCCATAAACAGACCGGTGAGTTTGAAATTGAAATTGTAGATTATAAAGTGTAACAAAATATGACACAATTTTGTCGCATTGTGAGAGCATCTGAATATTTTTATGACATGTACAAGGACTCCAATGTAAAATACATTCAGAATACAAAACATTTTGATGAATGGTTGGAAGATAAATTTGGTGTGAGACTACTCGAACCAACATATGAATCATATGAAATTGTGGACGATCAGAAGCATCTGCTGTTTTTGATGAAATTTTTAATCTGATTGACATCTGATTCCTAATGTGCTAATATAAGATTATGCGCGAACATCTACTGAGCCGCTGGTTTGATCCTGATCGATACAGTGGAGTATGGATTGAGGAAGGTGTGAGCGCAACCTTTGCCATGTGGAATTTCAGTGGGCAAATGGTGGGCTACCAAAAGTACGAGCCCGGTGCACCACGTTTGCACAACAATGGCGAGCATACCCGCTATCACACTTGGTTTGGCGAGAACAAGGTGGGTGTGTGGGGTTTGGAGAGTGTGGATTGGCGGGGCGGTGATCTGTTCCTAGTAGAGGGCGTATTTGATTCTTGCCGATTATCGTGGCACGGCTTGCAGTCTATAGCAGTCATTTCAAATGACCCAAAACATTTGCGTAATTGGATTAGTGTGTTACCACACAAATTAATTGCAGTTTGCGATGGAGATTCTGCTGGTAAAAAATTAGCCAAATACGGTAACGAAGTAATATATCTTCCAGAAAAAGAAGATGTTGGTTCATTGTCTGATGAGCAGTTTAACTTAATCTTCGGAAAATTTTTGAGATAATTTTTCTAATTTTTTCTTTTCAACTGTTGACTTTCGCTTCGCTAATGTTTCAGGAGATAACTTTCTTCCTTTTAATTTAGCAGAAATTTGATCTCTTAGTTCCTGTGAAATTTTTGGTCTCTGATAACTAGGATCTAATTTTTTGGCTCGAACAGCATTACTTCGTTTTTGGATAGTTTCTTGAGATTGCTTTCGGCTCGACGCTGCTTTACTCATTTTTTTCTCGAGTCTCTTCTGAAACACCAACTTTTCCTTTGTTCCAGGGAATGTTTCCTTTTGATCCTTTGTTCCACGGAACTCTGCCTAATCCAGACTCGCTAATCTTCTTTCGAGATTCTTCAGAATGAGAAATCTTAGTAACTTTGCTTAATTCGTACCATATGGACGATATTTTATATCGTTTATGATTTTTATTTCTCCAAGAACGCATTGCCCGCAAAGCAAAACTCATCATCATTTTTGCTTTTCCATTCGTCATCCTAATTAATAATAAATGACAAATAAAATGTTCTTTAGCAGTCAAATACACTAAGTTAGAAGAAGAATTCGGATCGCCGTCTAACCATCCTTGTGTACTATGTTTATTACCTAAATAAAACGATTTTGGTATAACGTGATGCTGCTGGTCGCAAGCTGGCCAAGTATGGGCATGAAAGTTTGCAGATGCCAGCGGGCGAAGACGTGAATAGCGTCAGTGAAGCTGATTTTCATAAATTCTTTTCTGATTGGAAATAACATGTCTTATCTCAAATATCTAAATCGTCATCAGCGAGAAATCTACTGTCACCACGTTCAAGTGGAATTAAGGCAGAGATACGAGGTTGATACTTGGTGCTACCAAACATTTGGCGTCAAACGCAAGCGTTGGCAGTCAGTTATTGCAGGGACCAGTGACTGGGATCTGCATCGAAAGTGCTATTTTCTGTTTCGATCCGAAGCAGACGCTGTGTTTTGCCGATTGAGATGGAAATGAAAAACTCCATGAAAGGCCCAATTGAACTTACACCAGACCGAATGGCTTTTGTGGTGGATTCCGAAATTGGCAAACGCATGCACACAATGTTGCAGGATTTTCCTGGAGTTGGTGTGATTGTGGAGCGTGATTGCAGCATGCTGGTGATGGGATCGCGT